TAAAGGAGTTCTACCATGAATGAAAATGCGGACAACACTGAAATGGAACAGGACAAACCAGAAGCACCAAAGAAAGGTGCACCAAAGAAGATTGTAGACAAAGCTGTATTACGCAACCTATGTGAAATACAATGCACTATCAAAGAAATGGCCTACGTTTTAGGCGTGAGTGTAGATACGTTAAATAGGAACTATAGGGATGTAATTGATGAAGGCAAAAGCCAAGGTAAGATTGCATTACGTAGAGCACAATGGAGAAACGCTATGGAAAAGAACAATGTTACTATGCAGATATGGCTAGGTAAAAACGTTCTTAACCAAACAGATGCTCCATTAGATGAAGAGGCGGGAACTATCTTGCCTTGGACAGACTAATAACATAAATCAAAGGATAGCTTACTATGAGCAAACAAGAAAACAAATGGGCGGAAGTCACAGAGCAAAACAGCAAAGATATTGTTGAAATCAAACACAGTATTGATGTGATCAAAGACAACCATTTGAGACACTTGGAAGCTGATATGGCAAAGCAATCTAAAGCAATTGAGAAAATAGACAACCGCATTTGGTGGGTGTTAGGTATCTTGGTTGCATCAACAGTGATAGGGATGATCAAAAATGGCTTATAAAAAGAAGAAGAAGAAAAAATACGGCAAGTAATATTCTTAACAAAGGGGAAACATTATGAAATTTTTTAAAGAATGGATAGGTATTAAGACAGTTCAGAAACAATTAATTAAGTGGGCAATAGTATTAGGTGTAATAGGTTTGGCTTATTATGCTTGGACACATTGGCCAATGTTAACTGGCTTGATCTAATATGAAATTAACCCCCACACATTTAGATGCTTGGAGAATAATCCCACGTCTACTAATCTTATTCTATATGGTTGTATTTTATAATTCAACACAATGGTTTATGAGTTTAGAAGATCCTAGCAACGCACAAGCAGGCTTTATATCTACAATTGTAGGCGCAGGCGCAGCCTGGTTTGGCTTATATGTGGGTTCAAAAAGCAACAAGGAAAAGTAAATGAAGAGACATATGAATTCAGACCATTGGGATACCAAATTGGATCAACCTGATGGAAAGATAAAGACACAAAGACTTGAAACAATTTATGTTGAAGGTGGGCAAGTTAAAAGAGACACAGTAACTAGAACATTCTTTAGTAATGGAGAATACACAGACAGTGAAAGTTGTGAGATAATTTGTAATGCCACTAAGTGAAGTTCAGCGTGAAGTAAGCAATGACCCCAACAGATTTAAGGTTGTGGTTGCAGGTAGACGCTGGGGGAAGAGTTTTTTGGCAATGCATGAAATTGCAAAACATGCCAGATATCCCAACAGAAATATCTTTGCAGTGTTTCCAAGTTATAGGCAAGCCAAACAAATTATTTGGGATGACCTAAAAGAAAAGTTTATACGTTGCAGATGGGCTAAGAAAATAAATGAAAGTGATCTTTGTATTACATTAATAAATGGTTCAAAGATTTATTTACGCAGTGCAGACAACCCAGATAGTTTACGTGGTGTAAGCATGGATTATTTGATCATGGATGAAGCAGCAATGATTGATCAAAAGATGTGGACTGAAGTTTGTAGACCAGCACTGAGTGATAAACAAGGTAGTGGGTTATTCATTACAACGCCCAAAGGCAAAGGAAGTTGGATATATGAATTGTGGGCAGGTGCTCACGCACAAGACAATTGGAAAAGTTTTCAATACACTACACTGCAAGGTGGAAATGTATTAGAAGAAGAAATACTACAAGCCCGCAATGAATTAGATGAGAAAAGTTTTAGACAAGAATATGAAGCCAGCTTTGAACAATACTCAGGAAGTATATATTACAATTGGGATGCAAGCCTTCATATCCGCAAACAAGATAAAGAATTTAAGAAGAATGAAATATTACATGTGGCAATGGACTTTAACGTAAGCCCGCTGGTTGCAGCCATAGCCAGAATTAATGGCAATGAAATAAGTGTAATAGATGAGATTAGTATGGAAGGTTCAAACACATTTGAAATGGCAGAAGAACTGATCAATAGATACCCAAACAATAGATTGTGGGTGTATCCAGATGCTTCAGGTCAAGCACGTAAGACCAGTTCAAATACCAGTGACCATCACATACTAAGAAACAGTGGGTTCACACTTAAAGTTAAGAATATCAATCCACCAGTGAAAGATAGAATAGCGGCAGTGAACGCAAGTCTTAAAGCAACGGACGGCACTGTTAAATTAAGTGTGGACCCAAGATGTAGAAACTTAATAAAATGCATAAGTGCTCAAGTTTACAAAGAAGGAACACAGGTTCCAGACAAGACTGGAAACTTAGATCACATGAATGATGCTCTTGGCTATCTAGTGCATTGGATAAACCCTATAAGAAGACCACAGCCAGAGGTTGGCAAAGGAGTTCAGTTATTTGGTCATTATTAAATGGATAAATAACTGATATAGAGTGACAATAACTGATCATTATTGAATGACTACCTTTATAAAGGAAATATAATATGTTAACATTAAAACAAATAGAACAAACCCATCCTAGCTACAAATCTGTGGCTGAACAGGCTAATTATCATTACAAATCATACGTGGGTGGTGAATTGTATAAGAATGGTAGTTATTTAACGCAATACATTGGTGAGAACCAAGCGCCAGGTGATCAATATGGAAAGAGATTAGACTCTACACCATTAGATAACCATGTGCAAACTACTGTAGATATCTACCGTAGTTTTTTATTCAGAACATTACCTAAAAGAGACCTAGGATTGTTAATCAACAACCCGTTGGTTAATGCTTGGTTGTATGACACAGACCAAGAAGGACAAAGCATAGACAGTTTCTTAAAAAGTGCAAATGATTTGGCTATGGTTCACGGAAGCACTTGGATCTTAATTGACAAACCAAGTTACAAAGTAGAAACAGAAGCTGAAGCAATTCAATTAGGCATACGTGCTTATGCGGCTATGTATACGCCACAAAACGTTTTAGATTGGTATTATGAACGTAACATGGCAGGTAAAATGGAACTTGAATACATCAAAGTAAGAGAATCAGAAAATGATCAACACGTAACATTTACTTGTTGGCACAAAGACCGTGTAGAAAAATACAAAGTAAGCAAAGATGAACAAGGTTCATATGATAGTGTAATTTACAGTGAAGAATACGCTAACCCATTGGGTTACATTCCTTTTGTGTTTCATGCTCCACTAAAGAGTCCAACCAAAGGTGTTGGCTTTAGTTTGATTGCAGACGTGGCTAACCAACAAAAGTTTATCTACAATTGTGCTAGTGAAATTGAACAACATTTAAGAATTAGTTCACACCCTACATTGGTTAAGCCTACAAGCACAGATGCTGTAGCAGGTGCAGGTAGTATTCTTAACTTAGATGAAAGCGTTGATCCAGGATTGAAACCTTATTTGTTATCACCAAGTCTTTCAACAACAGACAGTATACTAAAAGCAATTGAAAATAGTGTAGCCAGTATTAAACGTATGACACATACCAGTGCAATACAGGCAACAACAGGATCACCAATGTCAGGTGTAGCATTACAAACTGAACGTCAATTACTTAATGCTAAATTGGCAGACATGGCAGACACACTAAAAGAAACAGAATATCAAATGTGGATTACATGGTTAGATTGGCAAGCCTTAAACATGCCAGAAGGTTTTAGTATTGATTATCCAGAAACATTTGACATGAGAGATGAACATTTAGAACTAGACTTTTTAATGAAGGCAAGAAGTGCAGGCGTTAGCAATCTTATGTTCCAAAATGAAATAAGCAAACAAGTTGTTGCACTTACTGTAGATGATGATCAAATACAAAGTGAAATCTTAACTGACATGAATAAACCAGATTTTGAACCACATGAAATGATTGAACCAAACACAGGCAACGTTGTTTTAGCAAAAACTGTTGAAGAACATTTAGGTTATGTAGCACTAGGCTACAAACATGAAGGTGAATAATTTTGGCTTTTAACGTTAAAAAGCATGATAAAATTTATGACCGTGCATTAGAAGAAATGCAAGACAGTGTATTTGATAATGTAAAGGCATTAGAAAATGAAGTTGCAGATATTGTAGCTCAAGCTCTACCACCAGACATGACAAGACCACAAGTTATGGTAGCGTTTGAAACTCATAGTATAGAATTAAAAAATTCAGCAACTCCACTTAGTGCGTTGAGTCAAGATTTTGTAGAACAAAGTTCAGCACCGTTTGATGCAGAAGACAGTTTAACTGAAAGTGCATTATTAGATACAAGTGCAAATGAATTAAGCACAACAATGAACAGTGGTGCTGAAGATATTGTAAAAACAATAGTGCTTGGAACCGTAGCAGGTGTGGCAACACAGGCTTTGGTTAATCAAGTAAGAGGAAGAATCAGCGGAATACAAATGGAATCAGCAGATCCCAGTGTAAGACGTGAACAAAGAAAATTAAATAAGATGATGAAAAAAGGTGCAACCGGGGCAGAATTGGCCAGTGTTGTAGCAAACATCAAAAGAAAATTACCCGGCAATGTTAACACAGCCGCAAGTGTGGCAACACAGTTGAAGACTAAAGTTGATAATGTTGTTGGTGAATTCAATGGAACCTACGCTAAAGCAAGAGCTACTAAATTAAAAATAGAACAGTTTGAGTATGTAGGAACCACTGACGCAGCTTCAAGACCATTTTGTCAAGGAATGGCTGGCACTAGAATGTCAGCAGATGAAATACAAAATGTATGGGATAGTAGTGGATGGACTGGTAAAGAGCCGGGTGATCCGTTTGTAGTAAGAGGCGGATACAATTGCAGACACTATTGGGTTCCCATAGAATCTGAAGATAACTAAAAGGATAAATAAACGTATATGAAAGTAGATACATTTAGTATCCAACCCTAACTTAATAAAGGAATATTGACATGACAATTGAAACTCATGGCGCAGAGATGCAAACTGAAACTGTAAACACTGGGGATACAGCAACAGGCCAAAATACAGAATCCCAGGTTGAAGCCGCTAAGACATTTACACAAGAAGAAGTAAATGAGCTTATTGGCAAACGTGTTGCCCAAGTTAACAAAAAGTTTGAAAATGTTGACTTAAATGAATACAACGCACTCAAGAGCTTGAAAGAGCAAGTTGAGGAAGAGACACTGATCAAAAAGGAAGACTTTAACGGTGTTCTCAAGAAGCAGAAAGAAAAGTCAGACGGTGAAATCACTAGACTTAGAACTGAACTTGAGAGTATTAAAATTGATGGTGCATTAATTGATGCAGCAAGCAAAAGTAAAAGTGTTGCACCTGATCACGTGGCTCAACTATTGAGAGGAAGTATTAAACTAGACTCTGAAGGTAACGTAATAGTTACTGACAAAGAAGGTAAACAAAGATATACAGATTCAGCTGATCCAATGTCTGTTCACCAACTAGTAGAAGAATTCCTATCAAGTAATACATACTTCAAAAGTGCCGGCCCTAGTGGTGCAGGCTCAACAGGCAATACAATTAACGCTGATCCACAGAGTTTGGATCTAGCACAACTTGATATGAACAATGCTGAACACAGAGAAATCTATAAAAAGATGAAAGTAGCAGGCAAAGTTTAATTTTTAATATAAAAGGATAAAATATTATGGCTTACGCTAATGAATATGGATCAGGCATCAACATGGATGCACTGATGGTAAACACAAAGGCTGCAACAGTATTTGCAGCACAAGAACAATCACTTTACATAAGTGGCCAAATTGTTCCAGTAGTAAACGTTCCGGCTGGAAGTGCAACAGCACAAGTTCCAGTTATGGGATCAGTAACTGCTTCAATTGTTTCAGGTTCTGAAACAGACCCAGGGGCAGATTTTGCAACAACTCTTGCCGCTAACACAAAAAATGAAGTGAACTTAGATCTTTTTGCAGCACGTTCTGTAATCAGAGACCTAGGTGGAGTTTCAACTGCTGAAGTAGGCAGAATCTTAGGTAACGCAGTTGCAACAGCAGTTGACCAAGAAGTTACTAAGAAAATGAAAGACCTAACAACACAAGAAATTGCTGCAGGTGCATTAGATCTAGATGAGATCTTTTCTGCAGTAGCTACAATCCGTGGCGCTGGTGAAGGTGGACAACTATATGGTATTGTTTCAACAGACGCTTATGCGGCTCTTATGACAGCTATTGGTTCAACAGCTTACGCTGGTGGTGACTTCCAAACTGAAGCTTTACGTAACGGTTTTGTAGGAACTATTGCTGGTGTTAGAACTTTTGTTAGTTCACACTTAAACAACACAGTATGGACAGGAACAGAAAATCCTAAAATGTGTGTATTTGGTGCAGATGCTCTACGTATTGCTACACAAGGTAGCATGAATGTTGAGATTGAACGCCGTGCAGCAGCAGTTGGTTTTGACGTAGTAGCTTCAATGGCTATGGGCGCTAAGGCAATTGATGCAACACGTGGTGTTAAAATCATTGACGCATCTTAATTAGATTAAACATCTATGTTAGTGGGCCTAGTGTCCACTAACACTTTTACAGGAGAAGATAAATGGCATTTGCTACAAACACAAATTTAGAAGAATACGCTCCGGAAGTATTTCAACAAGGAGTTGATGATTGGACAGAAGAACTGGCCAAGGCTGAAACTGATGTTATCAACATGATTCAATTCAAGTGGTGGAATAAATTTTATGCTAGAAGTGAATTTGCAAGTAGTAAATTAGTTGAAGCACAGTGGACCAAAACTACTGTATATCAAGCAATGTATGCCTATATACTACCAAGACTTTCAACGTTTAGACCAGAAGGTGATCCATTTAGAGAGCAACTAACTTTTTACAAAGATAGATTTACTGAAGAATGGGAATTACAATTTGGTGTTGGAATAAAATATGACTTTGATAATGACGGAACTATTGATAATAGTGATGTTAAACAAGTAAGTCAAACTAGGTTGTATAGATAATGGCACGTAGAGAAGATATACTAGTAGAAGTAGTTAAACTACTTAAAAGTCAACGTAGTGTTAAGCTAGGAAAAGTTGAAAGGGATCCTATTGATCCTAATGAACTAGCCAAAACAGCGTTTCCTGCCGTATACATTGAAACCACAGATGAAGACATTGAAGATATTAGTATGACAATGGGAACAACTGGGTTACAACGTAGAGGCATGATGGAAATAGCAGTGGTATTAATTATTGGTGGAAGATCTAGAGACACACAGCGGAATATTGCTGTGGAGGCTATTGAAAATACACTAATGACTGATAGAACATTAACTAACACTGTAGAAGATATAAGACTCAGCAGAGTTGAGGCTGTAACAACTGGTGAAAGTGCCCCTTTTGCAAGTTGTAGAATGATATTCACAACAGAGTATTGTTATCAATTAAATCAAACATAAGGAAGAAATATTATGACATGTTATGCAGGAAAAGATGGTGCTCTGTCAGTTGCAGGCACTAACATTGCAAGTTTAACATCATGGTCAGTTTCACAAAATGCGGAAGTATTAGAGTGTGCGGCTATGGGTTCAACTTGGAAAGAACACAAGGCAGGGTTGTTTTCTTGGGAAGGTTCAGCAGATGCTAACTTCACAGATTCAACAGCAAGCCAGGCAGCAAATGAAGTTGCAGTAGGAACTACTGTAGCTCTTATTTTTTACCCTGATGCCGCTCAAGCAGGTATGAGCTTTTCAGGTAATGCTGTGGTTACGTCTATTGAAAATAGTGCAAGTCTTGGTGATGTTCAAACAGTAAGTTTGAGTTTCTCAGGAACTGGACCATTAACAACAGATCTAACACCGTAAGGTAAATTAGAGTCATGGGCGTTTCTACAAAAGCAGGTAAAGAGCTATTGAAAGAAATTGCCCGTGATTATAATGAATATCAAACAAGACTATTCACTAACTTAGTCTCAAGCACCCCTATCCAGACTGGCCAAGCACAACGCGGCTGGAAGCAAGTGGAAAAAATGGGTAAAGTTATTGAAACAAAAGGTAAAAAAATTGTTATTAGAAATGACATACCGTATATAGAAAGGTTAGACAAGGGTTGGAGTGGACAAGCACCTCAAGGAATTGTCAAACCAGTATTAAACAGAACAAGGAAACCATAAAATGAGCAATAAAAATACAAACACATCAGTATTAGACAACGCAAGAGGACACTTCCGTAGTGCCTTAGCACAAGATATGATGAAAATAGAAGTTCCAGAGTGGAACGCAACAATTTATTTTAAAGCAGCAACCAACTTTGCAGTAGAACAAAAGATTATTGAACTACACGGCAAAGGAAATATGGTTGAAGCATTAGTAGAAACGCTATTGAATAAAGCGTTACTTGAAGATGGGAAAAAGATGTTTTCACCAGCTGACAAAGTTGTTTTCATGCGTGAAGTTGATCCAGAAGTTATAATCCGTGTAGTAGCGGAAATGAATGAGGCAAAAGCAGCAGCAAAGGAAGCCTTGGGAAACTAACAGATGATCTAGACATGATGTTTATCTTTAAGATAGCAGAAAGTTTAGGTCAAAGTGTCAACTGGGTGATGAACAATGTCACTGGGTATGAGATGGAAGCATGGGTTAAATACTATGACTACGTTTATAAACAGCAAACTAAACAGAGGAAATAATAACTATGGCTACTAATCATAATATTACAATTACAGCTGATGCCAGTCAAGCCAACAAAGGTATTAGCAATGTTGACGCAGGGTTAGGTGGCTTAACAGCAAGTGCTGGTAAATTTAAAGCTGCAATAGGTATTGCCGCTGCGGCAATGGGTGCTATGGCAATAGCAGGTAAGATCCAAGAAACAATTGATTCAATGGATAACCTAGCTAAAAGTGCCAGGGCAGCTGGAGCGGCCGCAAGTGGTGAGGCTTTTGAAGGTTTCCAAATAATGCAAAAGGCTATGGGTGAAGCAGGTATTGACGCTGCTACATTTGATAGAGCCATGCTCCAAACAAACACAAGATTAAAAGCAGGATTAGAAGGACAAAAATCATTTGCTGCTGTTACTGACAAACTAGGTGACAGTATTAAGAAAGCAAATGGTGACATCAAGGACGGACCAGAGCTACTTAAAGCTATGATGAATGCCTTAAATGAAGGCAAAATTACAACAGAAGACTTTGCTAAAGTTGTTGGTGGACGTGCAGGTCCATTGATTCAAACACAGTTTGCAAGTCTTAACACCAGTGCAGAAGCATTGGAAGCCACACTCAAAGATGTGGAAGCTAACTCAAACATTGTTAGTTTAGATGCGGCAAACAACGCAGAAGTATTCAATGACAATATTGGTAGATTAAAAGAAGGCTTAGGTCAAATGATGACTGATGCCATTACACCTCTACTACCTTTGCTGGTTCAATTTACAGAAGATATTATGGCCAAGTTGCCAACTATCATTGAAAATGTTAAAGGTGCCTTAGACGCACTTAGTCCAGTATTTCAATTACTTGGAACAATACTAACAGACGTTGTTTGGCCTATACTAAGCAAAGTATTTGAAGTGTTGGGATTTGTAGCTGAAGCAATACAACCATTGGTAGACAGTGCAATACCAGGATTAAAAACTGCATTTGAAGGACTCAAAGGTATTGTTGAAACAATTGTTAACTTCTTTACTAAAGTTCAAGAAACACTAACAGGTATCAAAGACAAAGCAATAGAATTAAAAGACAGTGTTGGCGGCGTATTCACTGACATGGCAGACAAAGCCAAAGAAAAAGCCAAAAGCATGAAAGACGGAGTGTTAGGCTTTTTCAATATAATGAAAGATGAAGCAGTTGATAACTCAATTATTCCAGACATGGTTAAAGCAATTATCAAATGGTTTACTATACAAGATGATGAAGTAACTAGATTAACAAAGAAAACAACCAAAGGCGTTTTAAGAGACTATGACAAAATGCAACAAGGTGTTACAACGTCAACTAAGAAAATGACTGAAGGCACTGGTAACTTTGTTGATAAGTTCAATGATGATTTCAACGGAATACTAGCAGACGGACTAGCAAATGGTAATTTAAGTTTTGATAGTTTTGCAGACTTATGGCGTGGAACATTAAGTAGTTTAATCAAAGACACACTAAGTGGTGGTAATCAATTAAGTTCAATATTTGGTGGATTAGGTGGAGGCGGCACAGGTGGCGGCATTGGCGGAATCTTCTCAGGTATCAGTAACTTCTTTGGTGGACTGTTTGGTGGTGGCGGAGGTGGAGGCGGAGGTCTTCCATTGGGATTAGGCTCAATTGGCAGTAGTTTATTTGGCGGCTTCTTTGCAGATGGCGGCAGACTAGGTGCAGGTAAGTTTGGTATAGCAGGAGAATCAGGTCCTGAGGTTATACACGGCCCAGCAACTATTACTCCAATGGCACAAATGACTGGTCAATCACCTGCGGTAAATATAACTATACAAGCAATAGACACACAAACAGGCACAGAATTCCTGTTAAAAAACAAAAAGCAAGTTGAAGGTATTATTCAGAATGCATACAACAGACGCGGCAAACAGGGGATTTATTAATGAAAGCAATTTTTACATATCCAAATAACAGTGGAACAAGTTTTATTGATCCAACTTATATTGGTGATGATACAGTAGGTTTCCAAAAACGTATCAAAGACTTAGTAGA